GAAGCAGTAAAAGCAGCTACGTTAGTCACGCTTCCAAGGTTAGCCCACGAAGTGCCATTGTAGAACTGCACCTTGTCAGTGGACTCCAAATAACACAACTGGCCTTCCGCCAAAGTCTTTTCACCAGAGCCACCAAACGCAGCATCACGTGCTGTGGTGTCAGCGAACACTGGCACACCAGTTCGAGCGCTTTGATTCATCTGGTCACTGGTCAACACCTGCGACGCCTGGAAACTCGGAACTGTGGTCTGTGCGTTAGCGCCCATGGTTACCTCATCCTAATACGTTTGTGCCATCAAGTTGACCGTACACCGGGTCATCCAAAATGAGCTGGAACACAACAGTGGTCGGGGCTGTGTAGTACGTAATGCGATGGCCTGACGCAAAATTGATGTTGCCCTCGATGCCTTCAATGCTCAGCTCGGACGTGATGGTTGACAGCCCGGTGATGTCTTTGGTGATTGTGATGGTGTCTCCGATGTCCACGGTGGCAGCCAAAGCGCGCTCAGCGTTGTCTAGCAAGGCAAAGTTGGTGCTGACAGCCGTAAAGCGTGGCGATGGCTCAGGCTCAAGCAGATAGTCAGCCAAGTCATCAATCTCGCCTTGCTGATGCAGCAGGCTGTTCGTAATCGATTGCGATTGAATGAAATACGTGGCCTGACTGGTCAAATCCTCAGCCAATGCATTCTTGCCATCGAGCGCCTGCACGTACGCGCGATTCAGCACGCCATCAGCGTCAAACTCAATCTCCACGTTGTCATACGGTGTGTTGGTGTTGTCATCGGCAAACGTGATGACCGAACCGCTCAGCGTGGCTCCCACACGCGGCTGGAACGTGAACACGCCCGATCTGCTCATAAACACTCGGCCCTGCTCTGCCTGGTTGATTTGCGTGATGTAGCCGAGCGTGTTTTGCCCGGCATTGAGCGTGTATGAGCTGTCATGGCCCAGGTTGACCGTGCCCACGTCAATAGCCGTGGTGCCTGTGTAATTGACCTCTGGCAGCGCTAGAACTGTCTCAATGCGTTCTCCCGAGGTTTCCGCACTCGGGTTGAACGCAGCCATCTGCGTCTGAGCCAGCAGGTAAAAATCGTCCGAGCATTGCACAGCCACCGTGTTAGGGCCAGCCAAAGCAAACTCGTAGTTATAGGCCGTGACGTAGCCAACGAACAAATACTCCGATGATCGACTCAGCCTGACTCGACGCATAGGTGCAAGCCCAGGTTTGTCGTTGCTTGGGTCGTAATAGGGGCTGGCAGTGTCATACGGCCCAAGGATGCCTGTCTCGTCCGTCATGCGGAAGCTCATCGTCCCGGCACCGAACTGATCGTCAATGTTGCGGCGACCTCGCTTGTAGGCAACCTCGGTCACATACTCGGTGATGTCTGCGTAACCAGTTTGTGGCCCTAAGCCATAGGTGGTGTTGTTGAGTACGCCTTTAGTTGCGTCATCCAACCTGAATGAGTTGTAATCAAAGCCTGTGTCAAGCTCGAGCAGGTAACTACCTGATTGGACAACGCTGGCAGCCATGGTTACGCAATCTGTACGTCAAGTGGGCCGCTGCGACGGTTGTACTGTTTCAACGCGTTCACGATGGTGTCACCGAGGCGCTCGTCGGCAATCGTGCTGTTGACGGTCACGTTGTACACAGCCTGCTTTGGCGCGTATGCCGCGTCCAGCATGGCTGGTACTTCGTAGTAGCGGCTCTTGGGGTCATACACCGAAGGGTCAAACGGCATGACGGTCATGCCACCACCACCGCCACCGCGACTACCACCGCCACCGCCACCCGATGGGGGAGGCAACGTGACCGGGGCAATAGCCGGGATGCTTGGCACTTGAATCATGCGCTCCACTCGATCAGGGCCAGCAGCTGTACCAGCAGCACCGCTAGCAGTGCCACCGCTAGAGATGTTGAAGCGTGGCAGGTTGATGTCACCAAGTTCCCCAATGTTGACACCCGGCAGCAGGTTTAGTCCTTTGATGACAAGGTTTATCATGCTGACGTATGTGTTGGCGATGCTCTCAAAAATGCCAATAATGAAGTTGCCCATGGTGGCAAATGCGTTCTTCACACTGCCAGTCTTAGCGACCAGCACACCAAAGCCAGCCACCAACAGCGCCACAGCCGTCACGACCAGACCGATTGGGTTAGCAGCCATCGCAAGGTTCAACGCCAACTGCGTCACGGTGATGACCTTCATTACTGCATTCAATGCCAGAATCGCCCCGGCAAGGGAGCCGACCACAGCCATAACCGCTAGCACCTTGTCGGTGTTATTTTGTACGTACACAGCAAACTTTTGCAGTACGGGAAGCAAACGCTCAAGGATGGGCAGAAATGCTGCACCAATAGATTCTTTCGTTTCGCCAATAGTCAACGACAAGCGTTTCATTTGACCTTCGGCGCTGTTGGCAGCCACAGCTGCTGATCCGCCCACAGTGCCAGCCACAGCAGCAAACACCTCATCCAGTGACGCGCCTTCTTTGATAAGGCTGCGTACCGAAGGCAGCAACGTGCCCAGCGCCTTCGTGTTGCCACCGTACGCCTTAGCAATGGCATCCGTAGCCGTGCCCAAATCAACGCCAGTGGCTGCAGCAACGTCGAGGGCCAGCGTAAGGCCATCCTGTGCCGAAGTCATCTCCCCGGTCACTTGGACAAGCGAGGCGAGGGCTGGGCGTAGCTCATCGTCAGCCACAGCCGCCGACATCATCGTGGATTCAATAAAGGCTTCAGCGACCTTGATGTTGGCTTCCCCAGCCAGCGTGTTATTTGTAATGGCCTGGGCGAGCAGGGCTTGTGCTTTTGCGTCCTCAATAGCGGCTTTGGTTGCGTCACCGATAACGACAGCCAGCCCACCGATAGCCGCAGCTGCCGGGATGGCAGCCTTCTTCAGGGCAAACTGGGCTTTCGCGCCAGCGCCCTCGAGGCTCTTGAACTCACTGATTGCGCTCTTGATTCCCTTCGAGTCAAATTCTGAGACGATGGGTATTGATACAGCCATGCTTACATCCTACGAATCATTGTTCATTACAACGTTGCGACCAACCTGTTGCATTACTTGCTCAACCAATTTAGTCATTTCGTCAATTACCTGAGCTTCATTTTTTTGATACGAAGGCCACACGGTACGCGATCCACGGTTGTAACGACTATTTAGCACGGCAATCATTTGGGGGCCGCCAACGGTGCCAACTTTCCTTCCGTGTTTGCCCATGCGACTGGTTTGCTTGACTTCACCGCTTGATTTGCGCCCAGCAATGTCAAACACCGTATTGACCAAGCCAGTGAACACAATTCTGAACGTGCCAACATTTTCTTTAGTTCCGCGAAACTCTTTGACACGTCGCGTACTAATTTTGGCTGTATAGGACTTCTGTGCTTTGATGCCATTCCAGCCGCCATCCGGCAACATCTCATAACCGCTTTGTGTTTTCCAACCTTTTTCCATGCCAGTCATGGGCGCAATAGTTGGCACTATGGCTTGAGCGTCCTTGATTACACCCGAAACGATTTGCTTGTAATCCTTGGTGATTTGACGACGCAATGTAGGCGCAATTTTGTTCAGTTCTTTCAATGCGGCTTTGATGCCGTAAATCTCAATCCGAGTCTCAGTTGCCACGTTGTTGTTGCTTTCTCGCCAGCAGTAACACGGTAGCCAAATCCTCAGAATCAAACTCAATGTCAGGTGGCCACCACCCGGTAGCCAACAGCAGTTCCGCTAACTGGCGGCGGACGCTGTTGCTTCCGTAGGGTTTGCGTGGGCAGTCTCCACTACCTCAAAATCCTCAACGGACACAAGCCAAGTGTCATAGTCGCGGCCTTCACGCTTATTGACGTTGAGCTGATGCCACGCCATAAACATGATGTCATCGATACCGATACCGGCTTGTAGATCGCTGGCGCGGCGCTTGAACTTGCGTTCCCACGCAGCAGCCGTTGCAATTGTCGTTGTGACTTGCTCTGTAACCAACTCTGCTGCTGGTGTCTTGAATGACACCTTGATGGTTAGTTTCACGCCGTCACATCCTCGACCAGCACGCCGCCTGTGATGGTGATTTCCACTTCGGACAGTTCACCGACTGAGCCGTTGACGAGATCAAGCGACTCGAGGTATCCGCCAGTGATTTGGAACTCTGGGTTGGTCGTTGAAATGCCCGACGAGGTTGGTTTGACTGCGACATAGACGTTGGTGCCGACAAGGCTGGTCAGGTCAACGTACGTGCCGGGCGATGCCGAGTACTCCATCAGAAGCGTGGCGGTCACGGTCACGTTGGTGAGGCCACCAACGAACTGGCGGCCCGTGTTGCCAAACGAAGTGGAGTCAAGCGCTTCACGCGACTTGGTGATGACCACAGACTTGCACTGATCGGTCAGGTCTTTGATTCCGGCAAGGTTTGCACCAATGCCGAATGTTGGGGAAGCCAGGTAAGTGGTTGCGTTAGCCATGTAGCGAATCTCCTCTACGTTGAGGGTCGCTGCTTACCCGTAGGGCAGTCTAGTAGCCCTAGGGGCTTACTTTAGTGCGTATTGTCAGCTCGTAGGCAGGATAGTCAGCGCCACCATACGACACGGTAGTTGGGCGTGCATCCGTCAAGCCGATTTGTGCAGCGCGAATCAAATCAATGTTGTCCAGCAGGCTGTCAAGCGTCCTGTTATCACCAGTGCCTAGGGCAGTCATTACGACGCGAAACTCCATGTCAGCGACCACGTTGGTTGCCATCATGATGGTCGGTGCCTCGACAAGTGCGCATGGTGGGTTCATGTTGCGTGGATCATCAAACACACGCAGCCCGGTAATGGTCTGCAGTTTGGTGACCAGTTGGTCGTAACCATCCTTGAACATGTTTGACATGTCAGGCCACCTGTGGCTTATTGACTCCGAGCAAACGCAGGATTTGACCGTAGTTGCCTGTGACCGGGCCGCCTGTGGCTAGTGGGTCAAACGACGCAAACGCCTCTGTGGAGCCGCGTTCACGGTACAGAATTGCCGCGTATTGGACGGTGCCGAGCTTTACCGCGCCATCAGGTACCACGGTTGGTGAGTCAAAATAGCCTGATTCCTCGCGCTTGCGATACGCAAATTGGTTGGCTGCGCTCACTGCCATGTTGGCTACGTCAAGGTCAGCACTCGGGTTGGTAAAGGTAAAGCCGAGGTAGTCCTCGACATCGCCTAGGACAATCCATGAGCACGTCACCGAGTAGGTGCATGTCCCGGTGGCAGCTGCTCGATCAGCGTCATCCGTGGTCAGCGCAAATAGCACCTGATTAGGGATGATGGTGTCAGTGTCGTACTGGTAATCGCCTTGCTGCGATACGCCGATGAAGTAGTACTCGGGCAGCGCCAAAATCTTGTGCGTGCCATTCCACGTGGCATTGATGCCAGACAGGGTAATTGACTGCCCTACCTCGAAGCTGTGGTTCTCCAGCAACTGAACGACGGCAACGTTACTGACTACCTGTTTATGGGTAAGTGAGTAAGTTGCCACCGTTCAGTGTCACCTGGAGGGAGTGAACTTAGGCGATTTCAACGAACTTGCTGGCATCAAGCATCAAGGTCGCAAGGTATCCGCG